ATGTATTTCACTAGAGCCAGACGACTTATTATGGAGTAAAAAAATGAAAAAGGGTCCACTTTCAAATAAAGAAAAAGAGCATATAACTAAAAATCGTTCACGGGAAGTCAGCGAAGTTGCGGGAGAAATGGATCGCTCAGAAGCCATTGTGCAAAAATTTGTTGACACCCTAGAAGAAGAGCCTGAACCTAGAAAAAATGTCAGCGGTCTTTTTGTAAGAAACGAAAAAAGCGGAGTTACTGTTATGACAGAATCGGCATCTATGGCTTCGGACGAAAACAAGTCTAAGGACAAAGACGAAGCTCCACAAACTACGGATAGATATCGTCAATTTATTCACAAGATCAAAGAATCAGAATGATTTGTACAGCTTTAGATGGCTACATGAAAAAACTGTGTCATGAAGATCTAATGATAAGCTGGCGAATAATCTTGACCGACGGCACGCCCGTGTATGGTGACTATGAGAGGCTGGGGTTTGATAATCCTTGGAACAGACTGGGAGACCACTGCTCTCTGAATAATGTTCTGCCCGCAAAGGTTGATCTATATATGTTCGGAACGGGGCGTCGGGTGTTTTTTGAAGACCCGAACGGTTTAGACGGAATCTCTATTTTTCGCGGTGTTGGAAAAGAACAGACTATGGACGGTTCGCATTCTCAGTCTTTTCAAACTTTGACAGTGTTATTACTGAGAGATTCATGTGACTATATTGATGTGGCAAAATACACTTGGCCGATAAATGAGTTCGAGCAACGGGAATCCGCTAGGGGCTTGTCTACACTAAATTTGCAGAATATGATTTTTAAACATGAATCAGAAAAATTCAAACACCCGAACGTACAAAAGTATCTCAACATCGCAACCGTGTAACGCCGCACAGTACATAGCAGAGCTTGTGTGCATACGTCGAAGCGAGAGAGAAAATAGCGGAAGTCTTGAATATAAATTTTGGAACAAGTCTAAAAACGAACAGTACCAGACACAGGTTAGGGTGGCGTCGAAACTGATTAAGAAATACGGCGAACAAACGGTACTACACTATCTAAATAGCCCCGGCGGAAGAAATGTTTATTCGCTAGGGTTTTTGCATAAATCTCAGAAGTTTGTACTTCCTTTAAAATTTGTTGAAGAGGGAATTAAAAAATCTAAGAAGATACTAGATGTACAGGAAAAGAAAGAAAAAACTACAATCAAGCTTCCCAAGGGTGAATATAAACCACGGAAACAAAAGCCCAAGAATACTTTAATGTCGAAACTGAGGAAATTAGATGGCAACCAAGATAAAGACTCCTGAGTATCTGAAAAAGATAATCAAGGATTACGGAGAAATAATTCGTAGTGGCACAGAAGTTTTGGAACAAAAAAAGAACTACAAGACTATATCGGTCAGTCCCGCAATAGACATAGCTTTGGGAGGGGGCATCAGAGAGGGTAGCTGGTTGACCCTGACGGGCGATCCCAAATCTGGTAAAACCACCACCGCTATGCAGATAGCGGCAAACTGCCAAAAAGACGGTAGGCCCATTGTCTACCTAGACGCAGAAGGAAGGCTGAAAGATCTGAACTTTGAAGTCAAAGATTTAGACCCCGACAAAATGACAATCGTTGCACCCGAAGACAAGCCCATTCCGGCGGAAGATTTTCTTGATGTGGCTTATAAAATGATGAGTCACCCAGATTATTATGGAGCCGTCTTAATAATTGATTCCATCTCTTCCCTTTTACCCAAGAAAGAGCTTGATGGAGATTTTAGTCCGACGAGAGCGGGGCTTCCAAAGATTTTGTCGATTTTCACAAAGAAAATAGGACAGCTTTTACCGCGTCAACGCGGTCTGATTATTGCTATAACACATTATATCGCTAACACGGGTGGATTTGGTAAGGCAAAGATGTCTGACGGGGGAAATAAAATTCAGTATCAGGCCGATACGAGAATGGAAATTGCCGGAGGCGGGGAAAAAATATCAGCCGTATCTCCTTGGACAAATAGTAACGGGGACAGAATAGGTCAAGTGCTTAACTGGAAAATCATTTGTTCGTCGATGGGGCCGCCGGGAGGCCAAGTCCAAAGCTATCTTAGATATGGTCATGGGATTGACAAAACACAAGAGATACTAATGCTGTCTTGTGATCTGGGGCTGATTGATAAATCTGGTGCTTGGTTTGCATGTTCGTTCATGGAGAACTGCAAAGAGCTAGCCAAGGAGATTAAACCAGAACTCAATGTGGATGACGAAGAAGCCTTGACCAAGGCGTTTAAATTTCAGGGACAAGATAACCTATTCAAGTTTTTGTCGGAACACCCAAAGCTGATTGCATTTCTTGAGTCAGCAATCAAGGAAATGTTGTGAAAATAACTGGCTTGGACGGCAAGGAATATAGCTGGAATCCGTCTGGCAAAGAGTCCTCGTCAAAAAAAAGATCAAATCTTCATGAAAAAGCAAAAAAATTACTTGACATTCTCTTTCCGTATGATAGAATATTGGAAGAAGTGTCGCTCGCTGGCACAAATAAGGACATTCGTCGAGGCACCCTTCGGGCAGATTTTTTTATACCCAACCGAAACCTAATTGTTGAAGTTCATGGAGAACAGCATTTTAAGTTCAACAAGTTTTTCTTCAAGGACAAACTATCATTCTTTAAGGCTCAAGCCAGAGACAGAGATAAAAAAGAGTGGTGTAGAATAAACGAGCTGGAGAAATAAAATTGAATGACGAGCTGTTTTATGTGCAGGACTTGCAGAAATCTTGCCCAATTGTCACACCAAGCATCCAGCTATCGGTGTACGACGATTTTTCATTTCATTGGCTCGTTCCCCCCACACCAATGATGATCTGCCACGTTGAGCAGTTTGAAGATCAATTAAAAAATGATTCGAGTAATTGTGACACAATCATCGTACATACTGGCTGTTATAGTTTAGACTCCCGTAGGCATTCCGGCAGCAAGCCAAAACACAAAATAGGAAGACCAACTGTAATCCTGAACTTAGACTTTGATCCAATAATGGCGAAATGTAAAAGACTATATGCAAACAACCTTTACGAAAATATACACGACAGAATCTACCCGCTGCCATTGGGAGTTTTTAGAAAAGAAATTGCCGAACTCGCCTACCTTAGAGAAAATAAAAAAGAACATTTTTGTTACGCCAACTTCTCTATGACTATAAATTATAGGGTTAATGTTGCTCTATGGGCCACTAGTAACCCTCATATAGATTGTCGATTCTCAAAAAGGTTCCCAGTACTCGAAGAGGATTTGGATGAGAACTTTCTATTTGATGAATTGTTACCGTTTGATGAGTTTATACAAACGCTTGCTTCATATAAATTCTGCATCGCCCCCAATGGAGTGGGCATAGATACCGACAGAATGTGGGAATGTATTTTTCTGAACACAGTTCCAGTAGTTCAAAATAACTATGCAAATCGTATCTTTTCCAGAATATGGCCGATGATCTTGGTGAACAGATATGAAATGACCGATCTTCCTAAGCTAATTACCGAATTTGAAGAACGGTGTGGGAAAAATATTCAGTATAACCACGATCTTCTGTTAAGAAAAAATTTGCCAGAGCTTCTGGATCGAATCGAACACGAATGTAGAAAGGTATAAGCAGTGACAGACGAAGAAAGATTGAATAACGCTGTAATGAACGGAAATTTTGAAAACACGTTTTCAATAGTTTGGCTCATGGAAGGTACGGAGGGACTCGACCCACTGAAATTACACGATCAGCTCTTGGTGTGCAATTTATATAAATGTCTAATGCAATACAATGGGAATGGGTTAAGTGCTTACGATAATCTTGTCCTTGCTTCTGAGGGGGCTGGAATTGATATAGCAAATATATCTCAAGACACAATTGTTACATTCGCCGGTGACTTTGGACTTAAGGAATGTGGGCCAAAGAGGGGGCGATTGACGGGTTATGAGTTATCAGCGGCTGGGATGGGGTCTTTTTTAGTGGTCGACATAGAACCAATACTTGAAAGATTCAGCCATTGGTTCACCCCAAATCTGGAACAAAAAATACATG